GACCGATGACGCTTGGAAATAATATGGCAGCATCACGTGGCACAATGAAGGGTCGGTTCATTCCGAAGAACCCACAGAAATACCTTGGGAACTCCGATCGAATCATCGGTCGCTCGAGCTGGGAATTCCGCCTGTTCCAATGGTGTGACAGCACTCCAGCAGTTCTGCAATGGGCTAGTGAAGAGTTCTCCGTTCCGTACCTGTCGCCAATTGACAACAAGGTTCATCAGTACTACCCTGACGCGCTCGTTGTTTACCGTGACAAGTTCGGGAACATCAAGAAAGAAATCGTTGAAGTGAAGCCGTACAAAGAGACGGTCAGAACTCCAAAGTCAACTGAACGGGATCTGATCGCTCTTGCAATCAATGAAGCTAAGTGGAAAGCCGCTGTGCGTTTCGCTGAGCAGCAAGGCATGACGTTCCGAATCATCACTGAAAAGACAATGTTCAAGCAGGCTGGCAAATGAAACAGACCTTTAAACAATTCAACGAATCGACTGAGCTGAACACCATTCATGTCCGCCCACTGAAGTCGGTCGAGCTTCATCGTGCAAAGGAAGCCGTTCAAGCCGCCTTGCTCGGTCACCAGCTCGCAAAAGAAAAGAAGCCAACACTCGATCAGATCAAGGCTGTTCATGATCAGCTCGCGAAGTTCAAGCTCCCGTTCGTGCAGGCGATCGTGAAGGAGCTTGATGAGGTGTTCGAGAAGTACCGCGCAATGATGAACGCTGGCACAAAGCTGTTCAGCCACGGCGCCGCAGTCGGCTCGTTGAACAAGGCGATGAAGGCCGCGTTCCTGTCAGGCGACAAGGCGAAGTTCAAGGAACTGAAGGCTCAGGCAGACTCCAAGATTGCAGACCTGGACCACCACGTGGACGCCGAGGCCACCGCGCATCGCAAGGTGAAGAACTCCTTTACGGCTGAAGCAAGCATCTTCGGCACCACCCGGCTCCTGTCAACGGTCGGGGATCATGAGTACGACAAGCTGAAGGCTCTGGACTTCAGCCAGCCGCTGTACACAGGCCTCGATTTCCCGACGAAGCAAGCACATGACTTCCATTACGTCCTGTACTTCCTGACGAATCTCACTAACTCTCCGAAGCCGATCCGGATGACGAGCGCGAATGAGTTCAGAACGCACACTCGTGTGAAGTACGCGAATGATGGTAAGCTCGAGAAGCTCTTGAAGATCACGGATGATTACCTGCACTCGAACGACAAGACACTGATCCCGCAGATCATGGCGCTTGTGAACGACATTCCTTCGATCAAGTCAGCGAACGACTCAGCCAAGAAGAAGATCAAGACGGTTTATCGAGGGATCGGGATTGGTGAAGATGATGAGGGAGATCCGTCTCGCGATCAGATTATCGCCCAAGACCGCGAGAGTAAATACGTTGCAACGTCTGATTCACGGCACGCCGCAAAGAACTTCGCATTGCAGAAGGGTCACTTAGAAGACAGTGAAGAGCGCCGTTCCGCTCTCGGATACATCATCGAGTACCGAGTAACTCCAGATGCGATCCTGTTCGACACGAAGGTGATCGACACCGTGTACAACGAGTCAGAAATTTTGATTGACGCCACGAAGGCGGAAGTCGTAGAAATCAAGGAAGTATAAATGTCAGCAGATCATAAAGCGTTCGACCTGCGGTTGAACAACGGCGGATACGGCGAAAAGGTTGACGTGAACACCAGCTTCTCTGGTGACGAGTTCACGCTCCGTCTTGGTGGTGTTCTGACCGAGGTGAAGTACAAGATCCCTCCTAATCTGACAACAGGTTGGGATCTTGTGATGCAGAGCTCGAAAGAGATCAAGACGGTTCTGGAACCGATCTTCCACGCCCATGGGATGAAGACCTATGAGAAGGCGCAGCAATCGTTTGAGAAGCGACTGTACAAAGATCCTCCAACGAACGTTGATCTGAAGAAAGAACTTGCTAATGAACTCGGCGAGCTGATTGATCACTTTGAAACACTGGTGAAGTCTCATCTGCTTGAGTTCGCCACTAAGTACGTGAAGTACGAGATCGACTACCGTAAGTCGATCGTTCAAGATGCTCGTGATCAGGTTGCTCACATTGTGAAGGATCCGAGCGAGTTCAAGACAGAAGAAGAGCCAGAAGATGCAAGCACCTAAGCCAACAGTGAACATGGTCAATCCGTTGGATGACCTGTTCGACATCGATCCAGATGATCGTGACAATGAGCTCACCGAGTACCAGCAAGCCTCTGAAGGCGAAATTGCTGCGCTCGCTGCTCCGACCGAACCTGCTGAGAAGGACGAAGACGACATTGAGACCGACAAGCGTTTCGATGCCGTGTACGACGAAGCGATCGGCACGTTCAAGAATCAGATGGCGTACACCGAAATCATTGAGCCGCGTTATGCAGCTCGGAATGCTGAAGTCGCTTCGACGTTCCTGAATCTCGCTCTGCAAGCTGCAACAGCGAAGGCACGCGTGAAGACTGATCGTAAGCGTGTTGGCCAGTTCATTCCAGGCATGGGGAACAAGGTCACGAACAACACGATCGTTGCGACCCGCGAAGAGATCATGCGAATGATTTCCGTAGACGCAGACACGAAGCCGCTCTAAATACAGCTGCACAACAGAGATTATCATGCGTAAACTGATTGAAGACAAAGAAACGATTTCCGTTCCTACACTGAAGCCACGTGATCCTAATCAGCAAATTCTTGCGAACAAGAAGAATGCTGGCGGTCCTATGCGTGACAAGAAGAAGGAAATGAAGCGCGGCAAGGAAAAGTTCAAGGGCTCTTTCAAGCAGTTCATGGAAGCGCTTGACGCAGCTGAGCAGGCTGAATAATGGCCGGGAATCCTTTCGATTTCGCAAAGCCGATCATCAAGTTCAAGAAGCTTGACGACGACGGTAAGGGCAAAGAGAACAAGCCGTACACGCACGACGAAGTGATGGCGGCTCTGGCTGTCCTGCACAAGATGATTCACGCCCAAGCGGAACACTACGGTGGCTCGCATGGTAAGCTCCTCCAAGCAGGTGTCGTAGAAGGTTCACTCCTTCAGCAAGTATCGTCTGCTGAGTTCATCGTTGAAAGCGGTGACGAGCTCGAGGACAAGCTCCAAGAGATGTACAAAGCTGCAAATAATCTGCTCCGCCGCATTGCCGGACTGGAAGATCGTGGTGCAATTCAGATGCTCGTTAAGTTGATCAATTCGATCACGAACGCAGTACAACTGGCACAAAAGACCTAACAGCAGGCGGTGAAGTGTAAATAGGGGATGGCCCCTACACTTCACTTCATTCACGGTTTCAATTCGAGCCACTACTCATTCGCCTACCTGGCGAAGGAGCTTGGTGCCGTCTCGAATATCGACTACAAGTCATACCAGCCGTTGGAGAAGTCGGTTCTCGACGTAGGTCTCCATCTCCCTCACAAAGAACCGGTCATCCTGATCGGGCACTCCCTTGGTGGAGTCCTTGCGATGATGCTTGCTCTGAAGGGTCAGCATAACGTCCAAGGTGTCGTCACGATCAGCTCTCCACTTGGTGGATCAAAGGCTGCATCGCTCACTCGGTGGTTCATGAACCTGCCGATCCTGAATGACATCACTCCATCTTCGGATGCAATGAAGCTTTTCAAGTCGAAGCCAGCACCATGCTCTGTGCTTTCGATCATCAGCACTGGCGGTCATCTCCCCGCCGCAGGCGAAGCGAACGACTCGATCGTTTCCGTTCAGAGCCAATCAGCTCTGAAGTACGCCCAGAAAGTGGAGATCCCAGCGAATCACTTCGAGATCCTGATGCATGATCAGACGATCGAAGCTGTACGCGCGTTCACTCAAACATAATCTATGCTATCAAAAGAACAGATTGCGGAGCTTCATCGCTGCGCAACAGACCCCCTGCACTTCATTGAGCAGTACATCAAGATTGAACACCCATCCCTTGGTGCTGTTCCATTTGAGCTGTACGAGTACCAGCGCGATTACATCCGTGAGATTCACACGGGGAACGTGATCGCTGCATTCGGCCGTCAGATGGGTAAGACCTCGCTGACATGTGCGTACGCGCTCTGGCACTCGATCTTCAATCCAAATCAGAACATTCTGTTTGTCTCGCAGAAGGTCGTGATCGCGCAAGAGATCATGAGCAAGATTCACTTCATGCGCTCGCATCTCGCATGGATCAGCGATCTTGTTCGCGCGAACAAGAATGAGCTCCAGTTTGACAACGGTTCGAGGATCATGTCTGTAGTTGGAAATAGAAATACTGCTCGTGGAATGTCGCTGAACATGATCGTGCTTGATGAGCTTGCGTACTGGCCGGAAAAGCAAGTCACTGAGTGCCTTGAAACGATCGTGCCATGCTTGGTCTCAACGAACGCGAAGATCGTGATCCCATCGACTCCAGGTCCAAATGGCAATCAGTTCATCGAGCTGTTCAAGCTTGGCGAAGCAGGACCACTGAAGCTCAAGCCTATCAGATACTCGTACGAGCTGCACCCACATCGTGGCGCTGAGTGGATGCAAAATCAGCGCGCTATGCTTGGCTCAATTCGATTTGAGCAGGAATATGGAGCCATCGTAAATGGCTAAGAATCCGAATCTGAAGCGAGCTCACGAAACCAGTGAGTTCCTGCCAGAGAACGTCCTTGAGCTTTCACGCTGCATGGCCGATCCGATTTACTTCATGACGCACTTCGTGAAGGTCACTCACCCTACCAAGGGTTCTGTGCCGTTCATCTTGTACGACTACCAGAAGGAAATGGTCCTTGCTATTCATGAGAACAAGGACACGATTTTGCTTTGCTCGCGTCAGATGGGTAAAACCACTGTTGCGGCTATGTACATCCTGTGGTACGCTCTGTTCAACAAGGACAAGCGATGCGTGATTGCATCGAAGGCGATGGCGCACGCGGTTGAAATTCAATCTCGCGTTAAGTTCGCGTACGAAGAGCTGCCGCACTGGCTGAAAGCTGGTTGTAAGTTCTACAACCGTACCTCGATCGAATTCGACAACGGTTCGAAGATCATCTGTGAAGCTACGTCTGAAAAGACTGGTCGCGGTTCCTCGCCATCGATCATTTTTCTTGACGAAATCGCGTTCATCTCGCGCCGCATCCAAGAAGAAATGTGGGCATCGCTCACGCCCGCTCTGTCCACTGGTGGTAAGTTCATTATCACCTCGACTCCGAACGGTGACGGTGACTTGTTCGCTACGCTCTGGCGTGGCGCAAAGTCTGGCATGAACAACTTCAAACCACTCGAGTTCTTGTGGTGGCGCCACCCTGATCGTGATCAGTCGTACTACGACGAAATGAAGGGTAAGCTCGGTCCCGTGAAGGCAAAGCAGGAATTGGATTGTGAGTTCCTGTCGTCTGATGCTCTGCTTGTGAGCTCACTCCGCCTTGCGCAGTTGAAGTGGGAAGTGCCGATCTTCCAAACGCTTGGTATCAACTTCTGGATTCCAGAGGAAGAGATTGGTGGGCGGAACAAGACGTACTTGGTCTCCATGGATCCTGCAACAGGCTCTGGGAATGACTACTCGACGATCGAAGTGTTCGACTTCCCAGGGCTGAATCAAATCGCCGAGTTCAGATCGAATGAGATCAACATCCC